AGAGCAGGGCTACTCCATCACAGATGATGACCGCTATCAGCTCGCTGAGATTCAGGTTGATTTTGTACTACCAGGAGATGAGCATGAAGACGAGATTGCGGTTCCTTACATCATCACTATTGATCGCGGCACTACTGAGGTTCTCTCCATCTACAGAAACTGGGAAGAAGATGACCCAACGTATACAAAACGTCAGCACATGGTTCAGTACGACTATGTACCGGGTTTTGGTGCTTACGGCATGGGTCTCATCCACATTATTGGTGGTTATGCTCGCGCTGGCACTTCTCTTATCAGGCAACTTGTTGATGCGGGTACTCTAAGTAATTTACCCGGCGGGCTTAAAGCTCGAGGTCTGCGTGTAAAGGGTGACGATACACCGATTGCACCGGGCGAGTTTCGTGATGTAGATATCCCAAGCGGAGCAATCAAAGACAACATCATGACGCTGCCGTACAAGGAGCCATCACAGGTTCTGTTGGCGCTCTTGAATCAGATCACTGAAGAAGGTCGTCGTCTGGGTTCTATTGCAGACATGAAGGTGAGCGACATGAGCGCTCAATCTCCTGTTGGCACTACGCTCGCCTTGCTTGAGAGACAACTCAAGATCATGGGTGCTGTCCAAGCCCGCGTGCATAACTCGATGAAGGAGGAGTTCAAACTTCTCAAGAATATCATCAGAGACAACATGCCCGATGACTACGACTATGAGCCAACGGGCGGAGATCGCTCGGCCAAGCGTGAAGACTACGACATCGTTGAAGTGATTCCGGTCAGTGACCCCAACAGCTCTACGATGGCTCAGCGCATCATGCAGTATCAGGCTGTGATGCAGCTTGCTCAAGGCGCTCCACAAATCTACAACTTGCCTATTCTGCACCGCCAGATGATCGAGGTGTTAGGTGTGAAGAACGCGGAGAAGTTGGTGCCGCTTGATGATGACCAGAAGCCGCGTGATCCCGTCAGTGAGAACATGGCGTTCTTGAATGGCGAGCCAACGAAAGCGTTTATCTACCAAGATCACGATGCACACATCGCAGTGCACTCGACGTTTATGCAGGACCCGATGATTGCAGCGCAGATGGGACAGAACCCCATGGCGCAGTCAATGATGGCGGCGATCCAAGCGCACATGGCAGAACACTTAGCGTTTGCGTATCGTAAGAAAATTGAAGAGCAGTTGGGTGTGGCACTGCCCGCCCCCAACGAAGACTTGCCGCCTGAGATTGAAGTGCAGTTGTCTCAACTTGTTGCGCAAGCATCCGCTCAACTCTTGCAGCAGAACATGGCGATGGCTCAGCAGCAGAAGAATCAACAGATGGCGCAAGACCCGCTGATTCAGATGCAGCAAGCAGAGCTCCAGATCAAAGCGCAAGAAGCTCAGGCCCGTGCGCAGAAGATGCAGGCTGACACACAGTTGGCGCAAGAGAAACTCAAACTGGATGCACAACGTATGCAGCTTGATATGCAGAAGGAGCAAGAGCGTGTGGCCTCACAAGAGCGTCAGAACGCGCAGCGAGTTACTGCGCAAGATCGCCAGACAGCCCAGAAGATCAAGGCTGACTTGGTGAAGACCATGTCTAAACCCAACCCTACACCGAAAGGTCCGCCTAGAGCATGATCCCTATATTTAGCCCCGAAGAATGCGCGTCTCTGACCGCAAAGTTTGATGCTGTAGAAGATAAGAATGACGAGAAAGAAGTCTTCTATAAAAATAGTAAGGGGGTTTATAACCTACCTGCTACGTGGGCGTACGTTGATCGCATAACCAAGCGAATCCAACAACGTTACCCCACGGCAGTATTTGACAGTACTTACACCCGTGTGTACACGCGGGGAAGTTACCTCGGTATTCACACAGACCGACGGGGCCTAGACGTTTCGCTAAGCGTATGTCTTGAGGATAGAAACAATCTCGAGTGGCCGCTGTACATCAGTACAAGCAAGATAGATGGTGAGGAGTGGGACCCCCATGTAGACACCTCGCGTTTTAAGAAAGAGTTTCTTGGCGTGGTGTGTCCGCCGGGGTATGGGGCCATTATGGAGGGGCGCAAGCACCCCCACTGGCGGGATGAGCTGCTGTGCGGGGAAGCCCAAAGAGCGGTGTATGTTTTTTACCACTGGGCTATAACATGACAGAAGCAGAAATACTCAAGCGACAAAACGACGAATTTCGCCAGCAGGCGATTGACAAACTCGTATCCGGGGCAGCTAAAGACTATCCTGAATACAGAGAATTGGTTGGTGTTATTAGGGGTCTTGACCACGCCAATTACAACCTTCAAGACCTCAAACAACGTATGGAAAGACTAAACGATGAGTGAAATACTCGTAAGCCAAGACGGTGCCACATCCACTGTACTTCCCGCGACGGCCGAAGAGAAAGCACGCCAAGTTCCCGATCCTGCAACTTACCACCTCCTCTGCATGCTTCCCAAAGCTGAAGAAGAGTTGTCTGAGTCAGGGATCATCAAAACTTCGACAATGATGTACCACGAGGAGCTCCTGTCCCCCGTGTTATTTGTTGCGAAGATTGGCCCTGATGCGTTTAAAGACGCGGCTCGCTTCCCCTCTGGACCTTCATGTAAAGTAGGTGACTTTGTGTTAGTACGTCCTAACACCGGAACCCGCATGAAGATTCACGGAACTGAGTGGCGTCTGATCAACGACGACTCCGTCCAAGCGGTTGTGCAAGACCCCCGCGGTATTCAACGACCCACCTAAGGAGAAATCATGGCTGAATTTGAGAAAGTCGAATTTGAGTTTCCAGACGAAAAAGCCGAAGCAGAAAAGTCGGTAAATAAGCCTGCAAAAGCAAAGAAAGAAGACGACGATATCGAGATTGAGATCGTCGATAACACACCTCCAGCGGACCGCAACCGCATCCCGCTGGATGAACCACCTGAAGAGGTTACAGACGAAGAGCTTGAAAAATACTCTGACGTTAAGCTTAAAGAGCGTCTGGCCAGACTAGGTAAGGGATACCACGACGAACGCCGTGCCAAAGAAGCTGCTCACCGCGAAAAGGAAGAAGCTATCCGTCTGGCAAAGGTGGTTGTTGAGGAGAACAAGAAGCTCAAAGGATCGCTTAGTACGAACCAAGAAGCGCTTCTTGAACAAGCTAAACGTGTTGTAGCTACAGACCTTGAAAAGGCCAAAGCAAAATACAAGGCAGCATATGAGTCAGGCGACTCTGAGGCCATGGTAGATGCTCAGGAAGAACTAACTACTGCTCGTATGAAAGTCGAGAAAGTAAATAGTTTTAAGCCTACCCCTTTACAAGATGATGAATCTACTGTACAAATCGAACGAATCGCGCAAACACCTCCTGTTGACCGCAAGGCCGAGGCTTGGAAAGACTCCAATCCATGGTTTGGCAAAGATAGGGAAATGACTGGCTATGCGTTTGCGTTGCATGAAAAGCTAGTCGTAGAGGATGGCATTGATCCTAATTCGGATGAGTACTACCGGAAACTCAACGGACGGATTCGCCAAGTATTCCCAGAGAAGTTTGCTTCTGAGGAATCCGCTGATGCACCTTCATCTCAGCGCTCGGTAAAAGCAAATGTAGTCGCACCAGCGTCGCGTAGTGTTGCACCCCGAAAAATCACACTGTCGCCCGATCAGGTACGAATGGCAAAAAGGCTTGGAGTTCCATTAAAACTCTACGCTGAAAAAGTTGCCGAACAAATGAGGAAAGAATGATGGAAAAATCTAATCGAATGGCCCGTGAACTTGAGACCCGCGAAGTAATGGAGCGTCCTAAACAATGGATGCCCGCTCAACTGTTGCCCGATCCCAAACCGGAGGAAGGTTACAGATTTCGTTGGATTCGCATTTCTGCGGCTGGATCAGATGATCCTAAAAACTACTCCTCAAAGCTTGCCGAGGGCTGGGAGCCCGTTAGAGCTTCTGACCACCCTGAAATCCGTCTGTTCGCTACTTCTCAGAACAAGTTTACAGACAGTATTGAGGTAGGTGGCCTTTTGCTTTGCAAAACCCCAGTGGAGTTCACACAACAACGCGATGCTTACTATCAGAAACAAACTGATCAGCAAATGTCGTCTGTGGACAACACGTACATGCGCGAAAGTAATCCTAAGATGCCTTTGTTTAAAGAACGAAGCTCTGAGGTAACTTTCGGAAGAAGGACTTAATTTACATAGGAGGCTTAAATGCCATATCCAACCGTCTCGGCCCCTTACGGCCTACAACCGGTCAATTTGATCGGCGGACAGGTTTTTGCTGGTTCTACCCGCGATATTCCTATCCAATACGGATATTCTACGAATATCTTCTACGGCGATTTTGTCTCGATCACTCGTGGCTTTATCACCCGTTTGGCAGTTACTGATGGCGGTGCTGCTGCTAGGTGCTCCTAACCAGGGCCAAGTTGGTATTTTCTTGGGCTGCTCTTTCACAAACCCTGTGACTAAGCAGAAAACTTTCAGCCAATTCTGGCCCGCCAACACCTTAGCCGGTGATGGAGTCGCCATTGTTTCTGATGATCCTGACGCAATCTTTAAGGCTGCTGTCGTGACAACCGCAGGTGGTACAACAATCGGTTCTGCTGCACCTTCAATGGTCGGTTTGAACATGTCTGTGTCTAACTTAGCTGGTAACGTTAATACTGGTAACTCTTCAAACGGTATCTTGGCTAGCTCTGCTGCCACTACCGCTGCGTTGCCCGTGCGTGTGGTTGGTGTTGTTCCTGATACAGCTTCCGTTCTCGGAACTGCTACATGGTCCAGCGGTACAACTACATTGAACTTGACAAACTCTACTTTCAGCGCTTTGCCTGTTGGTACAGACGTGTCAATCATTGCAGCTAACGGCCAGACTATTCTGCCGGGCAACTGGGTTTCGACCGCAGCTGCTGCTAACGCCGCCTCCGTGGTTGTCAACCAACAGTACGCTACAGCTAACGCTGGTGGCGCTGCTATGTCATTGACAGCTATTCCTGCAAACTCAACCTTGGTGTTTACACAGTTCTCTGAAGTTTTGGTGAAAATCAACTTCGGTGTCCATTCGTATTACAACGCCACCGGTGCTCAGTCTAGCGCTGCTTAAGGAGTAATTTAAAATGGCTATTTCACGCGCACAACTACTTAAAGAACTCCTCCCCGGCCTGAACGCTTTGTTTGGTTTGGAGTACGCTCGTTACGGTGAAGAACATAAAGAAATTTATGAGACTGAAACCTCAGAGCGTTCTTTTGAAGAAGAGACAAAACTGTCTGGTTTCTCTGCTGCTCCCGTCAAAAACGAAGGCTCTGCCATCGCTTATGACAATGCGCAAGAAGCATGGACTGCACGTTACAACCACGAAACCATTGCGATGGGCTTCTCCATCACTGAGGAAGCTGTGGAAGATAACTTGTATGACTCTTTGTCTTCACGTTATACCAAGGCTCTGGCCCGTGGTATGGCTTAC